CCGGCGGGCGGCGGCGTATGACGGTAGTTAATGAGAGGGATGGCCGTACTCGCGTTCCATGGCGGAGCGGGTGACGACCCATTGCTTGCCGAATTTCTGGACATCGACGCCGACGGTGAGCTTCCGGTATTCCACGGCTTTGCGCAGGGCGCTTTCGCTGAGACCCCATAGGCCGGTGGCGTCGGCGAACGAGAGCAGACCGGAGAACGGGCTTTCGGCGGCGACGCCGTGCTCCCACAGCTCCTCGGCAGAGATGTCGATCTCGTCCGACCACGAAACGCCGTAGCCGCCGGGATCGACGGCGGCGGACGCCCAGAACGCGGGAGACTCCCGCAGCGGGGCGTAGACCTCCATGCGGTCGAGGAGCGGGCGGAAGTCGTAGGATTTCACGGAGCCGTCCGAGAAATTGGCGAGGAGCGTATAGTCCGGGAGCGGCGTGACGGATTTGAGCTTGTGAAACATGAGATACCTCCTTTACGGAAAGCTCCCGGCCTCATTCCAGAGGCGGGAGCACACGGAACGACTGCGTTTTCCACATGGTGAGAAGCTCCTGCTGGTACGCGGAAGCCCATTCGAGAACGAGCGCGCGGGCTTTTGCGGGGAGGTCGCATTCTTTGAACGTGAGAGTATTGAGATCAAGGACACCGTTCTTTTCCCCATAGAGAATGTGGACGTGCGGGGGATTATGCTCCCCGCCGAGAAGATACATCTTCACGATGATCCCATAAAATCGGGCGATTACCGGCAT